TTGTACTGACTATGTTCTTTTATGATTTAGTGTGCATACCCTATCTAGTGCTTTTTTTTATTTTTTTCTTATTACGTAGACTTGTTTCTGTGCCTGTCTTTTTTGCGTGGCAAGACTTACATAGAGTCTGTAGATTAGACCACTCTTCAAATGAACCTCCTTCTATTATTGGTTTGATATGATCAACAACTTCACCTTCCTTAATAATGTTATTACTCTTACATGTAATACATAAAGGATTATATTGTATATACTTTAATCTTAATCTCCTCCACATCTTACTGTTATACAGCTTAGCATATACAGGATCACTATAACTCTTCTTCTTAATAGTTCGTATCCATTTATAATTAGTATGTGTCGGTATATGTGGCATCACTGATATTGTTCTTTATTACTGTTGTACATCTCTATCACCATAAGCTCAAACAGTTTGGCATTATTTAATTTAATACCTAACTCATTAAATTGTTTCTTTATATCCTTAAATAATAACAACACATCATTCTTAACAGGTATTGTTATCTTTGTACTATATTCTGTCTTAAACACATTATCACATGCTATACCTAAAAGATCTTTATTATCTATCTTATTCTTCATTATCTAAATCTTTTTCATATATTATACCACAATGTTCTTTACAGTCAGAGCATATCATCCAATCACTGTTTGCAGGTGCTCCACAACACTCACTTATACAATCTAAGTATTCTCTATATTTATCTATATTCATACGCATCTTTTTAAATAGCAAAGGCCTAAGAGTAGCGAACCACTAATAGACCCTTGCACAACAACAAAAACCTTAAGAAAGGAAGTTGTAATATAATAATAAATGTTTTAATACTATTATAGCCTGGCCAAGATCTTTATTAATAATTTCTTCACTACTTTTTTCTCTTCTTCAGATAACTCTTCAACAAAATTATAATTATAAGAATTGTCACCATTATATAAATAATCTGAATAATTTGTACTGTTTATATTTTTTTTATTCTGTTTCATACTTTATGATCATGTTTTTTAAATGTGTTATCTTACATTGTTTGTTAAATTCTTTATTATTTTCAGCTTTTATATGACAACTTCTGCACAATGCAATTAGATTAGGTACTTCATTTATATTATCACATTTTGTACCTCCAATTCCTCTTGCTACTAAATGATGTATATCTACTGCTCTTGCATTACACATTTCGCACTTAATAAAATCACATTCATCATAATCAAAAAAAAGCAAATAATTTTTTATGTATTTTTTCATTTTTTTACCCAAGTAGCTTCACCAGCATATCCCATTTTCATTTCGTATCCTAAACTCACTAAATGTTCTCTATATTTTTTTTGCTGTGATTGATCTTGTCCAATTCTTAAAGCATAAGCTTTATCGTAAAAATTTGGCATTTTATCTTTATTATTAGAAAATTTAGAATTGTTATTTGCCCATCTATGTAGTCTCTTTTTTAGATCCCATGTTTTTTCTAATTCCCATTTCATTTTTGTTCTACTTGGATTAGTTTCAGACCAATACTCAAAAAACTCTTTATAAATTTCTTTAAATTCTATATAGGATGAAACAGATTTGTAAAAATCTGCAATTCTTATTTCTATATTCTTATTTGAATTCTTATTATTATTGTTATTATTATTCTTATTATTACTAGTATACTCTATATTTAGTGTATCTATACAGTGTACATACGATATAAGATCTTTATTTTTAACAGATTCAAAATCTTTTTCTATACACTTTTTAACTGTTGGTGAATTACTATAATTATACTTTAAAAAATTTATTATTGCAATCTCATTTGTTTTTTTACTATGCTTTATTTTATTTATACTTTCAAAATGTGCTAAAAGTGATAAAACAGCATTTTGATCATAACCTGTTTCATAAGAAATTTGTCTTATACTTATTTCATAAATTCCACATTGTAAAACTTTTGGATTAGTTAATAAATAAATATAAAAGTATTTTTGTTCTGGTGTAAGATCTAAAACTAATGGATCATTCCAAAAGCTAGTATGTAATTGTCTAAATTTTGCCATTTTTTTGTTGTTTAATAATTTATAATCCGCAATAACCTGAATCACATTCTGTAAAATCCTTGTCTGTTAATTCATCAAATAATGAGTTTTGTCTAAACATCTTTTTTACATCAGTATAATATAATTCATCAATTCCTGCTCTCCATCTGTTAGTATTTCCTTTATTTTTTTCTGTTTTTTTAATTATGTTTTTATTACCTTCTTTAGAAATAAACCAATCCATTTTTTCAGGGAACCAATCAAATCTTTTTCTTAATAAAGGTATATTTTGATGAAAACATCCAACACAGTTATTTATTGGTGCAAATTTTACAGGTTTATCAGACCAAAATTTTTGTATAGTATCTTTTAATATATTATCTTCTATCAAAGGGTATCTTGGTTTTTGCCAAGCAGTTGTACCCCATTTATTTCTACCTGATTCATGTTTTCCAATTACATGTTTAAATTCTAAATATCCATCTTTATTTAATCTTTTATCTTGACCTGCTTTTCTTCCTAACTCATTTGCTCTAAATCCAATTCTCATTTCTACTACTTCATTAATAGTTTTTTGCCACCATTCAAACATTGGTTTTAATTTTAAATTAATTGTACAAGTTCGCCTCATTAAATTAGGAACATTGCCATTATTATATCTTAAATGCTCATCAAATGTATCACCACTAACCCAATGTATCTTTTTACCGATATACTGTTCTAGATCTATCATTGTTCTAATAATAATATCATCTTCTGCAGTTGCAATAAATGGTTTTTGTATTCTATCTTCTATGTATTGAATAACTTTCTTATCTTTTATAGTTCTTTTTCCTTCAATTCTTACTAAAGAAAAAACATTATAATCAGAAGGATATTTTGTTGCTATGTATGCTGATGTTTGACCACCGCTAATACTATTTACTGAAATCATAATTAAAAGGGTAATTTTTCACGTTCTTCTTTGTCTTTGTTAAATTTTTCTAAATGATCATCTATTTGTTTAATCACATCTGGTTTTTTTTCATTATATGCACTTAGATCATCTTCTAAAAATATATCTTTTATATTTAATGTATTAAAAAATTTATCTTTCCATTCATTTGCTTTTATATAAAACTCTATTTTAGCAATTCTATCTAATTTTATTTTATCTTTTAATAAATTTATTTTAGCTTCTCCAAAAATTTCAAATTGATATTTATGACTAAATCCAGTATCATGTTCCTCAATTGTTACATACATTTTTTCATAATTTTCACCATTTTTTCCTGTAAATTCTTCTTTTCTTTTGTCTATTATTGTTCCTCTTATTTTATACATAATTTTTCTTGTTTAATTTTAATTTTAATATATCAATTTCATGCTTAAGTCTATTGTTTTCAGTTAAAATCATTTCGTATTTTATTTCTGTTTTAGTATCATATTGTGTTTTTGTAATACTATATGCTAGATCTAAATTAGAATTTTGCCAGTTTTCATATTGTGTAACAATGTTCTCATAAGTTTTTTTGTAGTGATTTATAATTGTGTATTCTTGATCATGACGCTCTATGTGTTTTAAAACATAATCTTCATCTCTATTAATTAACTCACTTATTTCAAATGCAGATATGTGCATTACTTTATTTACATAATAAAAAACCATCGACTTGCAATCTGTAACTCTTGCATGTTTATAATCTCTAAAAAATTCAGCAAATTTAATTTTATTATAATGGCAAGCTATTCTAACAAGTCTTTCTATAATTTTCATTTTTCAAAAGTATAATCTGGCCCATACATAAACATTTTATGCTCTTCAGAATTCTTTTCAAAATAATCAATAACTTTAAAATCTCTTTCGTCTCTAAATAATTCTAATAAAAGATCCATTAGTTTATCTTTAGATCCTTTAAAATTAATTTGTCCGTATCCATATTCTATGTCTGTAAATTCTCGTCCTGTATTACTATCTACAACAACAGAATTATAATTACCTTTTCCATGGATAACCCAATCTCTTATTCTTTTATCCTCATCTATAGGATATTTCTTATTTATATTCATTTTATTGTTTTTTAAATTCTTCAGCCTCATCTTCACTGAATATACCAAATAAATTTGCTAATTTAATAACAACTCGACCCAAAGCTCTTTTTTCTGCCATTGCAACAGGATAAGAATTTGAACTATTTCTTGGTGATACTTCTCCAAAACTTTGACACATTTTGTCTGGTACTAATTTGCCCTCGTTATTTGTTTTCATAATTACACCATGAGCCAAAATAATAACATGTTTAAAATCTTCAGATATTTTTTCTATTTTAAAATTTACTTGTATACCAAGTTGTGCTTGTATTTTTTCAATTCCAGGTCGTGTTATAATATGCTTTTTTGCATTTCCAAAAGTCAATGTAAATATATCGTCTTTATTTAAATTGTATTTTTCGTATATTTCTTTTAAGGTTTCTCTATTCATCTTTATAATTTTTAATTTTTGTTTTATATAATTTATTATTTTTATCTGATATTAATTCGTTTGCTTTAACATATTTATCTGTTAGTCTAGCAGTTCGAAGATCTTTACCGACAGTCTGTTTATCAAATTCAGTCATAAAATCTCTAACATATCTTGTTTTTAATCCAGACTCGTCTATTTTTTCTATATCATTTTTACTTAATCCTATTTCTCTAAGTATAACTTTTTTTTGATCTAAGTCTAAACTTTCAAATAATATATCTAAAGTATATATAACAGAATCTCTAATTTCTTTTGTTATACTAATTTTTTTTCCTCTTTTTGTCATATCTAATTATAATTTTTTCCAAATTTGTCCAATCGTTTTTGTAATGATAAAACAATACATGAAATACAAAATCCGAACTATAAAGATAATGTACTTTCCTATCAATGTGTTTTTTAATCCCATTTATTCCTTCTTTTTTATATATATACAATACATCATTACTACTTAATACAATTGTAGCTTTATTTTTCTTTGTTCTTAATAATAATTTAATGGCGTTATCTCTTTCCTTTTTATGATCAAGATCATTTTTTATATCATTAAATTCTAATATATTATTTAAATCATGTATAAAATCAAAATAATCCATGCTACAAATGTAACATTCTGAATATATTTATTGTTATACCCTTCCTTCCAACACTTTAAGATCTTTAATTAGATCTATTTGCATATCCATTAATTCTCTAAAATTGTGTTGAAATAACCACATTCTTATAGAAGTTGCTGGCTTTATTTTTTCGAAATCTACTTTGATATTATTTAAAACTCTTAGTCGAATTATTTCATCTACTAAAATTGTTTTAACGTTTTCACGTACTAAATTGCTCATGTTTTTGTTGTTTTGGTTTTCGCTAAAATTAAAAAAGTCAGTCATAATATAAAAATTTATTTATTTAGTGTTATTAACATTCAAATGTTCATATTGTACTTTTGCTTGATCTAAAAAATCTAAACCTTCAGTATTGTAATGATAATCTGAAAAATATATTTTAACAATTCCTGCTTGATAAATTAATTTTGCACAATCTTTACAAGGTGACAAAGTTAAATACATCGTAGCACCTAAACATGATCTACCATGCTTTGCACATTTTAAAATAGCATTTGCCTCTGCATGTAATACATACCATTTTGTTACGTTATCTATTTCGCAAGTATTATCAAAACCTGTTGGAGTTCCATTAAAACCATCTGAAATAATCATGTTGTTTTTTACAATTAACGCTCCAACTTTTTTTCTTTTACAATATGATAATTTGCTTATTTCAGTTGCTAATTTTAAATAAGTTTTATGATATTTTAAAACATCCATTATTTATCTTTTACAAATGTTCCATTGATCATCTTACCTTTTCTATCTGTAATTTCATTAATTGCATGAGTAACACAATCCTCTATTTTAAGATCGCATAATTCTGCTAAATTAGTTAAGACTACAACCATATCACCAATTGCATCTTTTATTTCTATTTTATTATTTTTTAATATAGCTTCAGCTAATTCTCCAGATTCTTCTTGCAATTTAAGATATTGAGTTTTAGAATCTCCTTTTTCGTAGATTCCACGTTCTGTTGCCCATTGTCTAATTTGTGTGTATTTAAAGTATTCCATAGTTTTTGTTTTTAGTTATATATTTCTGTTTAAAAAATTATTATATAAATGTATATTATTCACAAAATGATAATATGTTCCTATTTCGCATGATAATTCGTGAGCTACTAACATTAGTAATTTAGAAAAGCAGTATTGATCATTACAAAATCCATACCACAAATCGTTAGATCTCATCATTACGCTCATATTTAATTTATCTTCATGTATGTGAAAATTTATTGCATAAGTACAAGGAGTATCATTCTCCCAGTTATATCTTTTTTTTGCATTATAAATGCTTATAGATGCTCGTCTTGAATTTTTATCTTTTTTTAGTTCTCTTATAACATATCCAAGTTGATCACCTTCTTGCCAATGACAACCGTAATTAGAATTCACATTACCTTGTACATCCATGCATTTATACCATATTTTAGCATGCTTAGCTATTTCTACAGCAGAACTATTTCCTGATTCATACCATCTCCATTCTAATTCAGCGTAATCTTTTTTCCATTTACGTTCTTTGCAAGTTATTAAATTTTTTGTAGGATCTGTAAGATAAAAACCTATATTAAATAAAGCCTTTGTGTTTGCATAATTATACCCGAGTTTGTCAATAACATTATACCAATAAATAAATGCTTCATTGGCATTGTCAAATTCATTTATATAATCACCATGTTTTTCAAAAAAATCTTTCATATAATAGTTCCTTTAAAATCTTTAAAATCACCCCAATCTCTGTAAGAGTCTACTTCTTCTGCTTGTAAAGTTGGTTTAGGCGCTTCTCCTGCTACGTTAAAAAACCAATCTCCTTCTTTTCCATATTTTAACATATATTCATAACCTTTAGAATCGTAAGATGGTTCACAGTTAAAAGTTTTTGGCACATAATCAGCAACTGTCTCAAATCTTTTATGGTATGAATAAAATTTTGCTCTACCTAATTCACCTTGTTGTATGTTTCTAGATACTGCAACATTATAAAATTTAGTTTTAGGCAAAGCAATCTGTAAAGATCTTGACAAAACACCTGTTGATATTACACACCACATTCTTTCTGGATGTTTTTCACCAGCAAAATAATCATGTATAGATCTCACTGCACCAGCAATTACATATTCGTGTTGTAATCCTAATGGAATAAAAAAAGCACCTCTTTTTTCTGCATATTCTTTCGCATATTTATTAGCATTAGGCATTGCAGCTATTCTTACAAATAATGGTTTTGCTCCATATTCTATGCATAACCTTTGATGATCTGAAGATTTTTTAGATGATGGCATTACTAGTGTTAAATTCTTTCTATATAATTCACATAAATACGATAAACTAATACCTGCAAAACCTCTACGTGGTTGTACGTATACTATTTCTTTATATCCATCTAGCTTTGTCATTAAAAACTCACCAAACCTAGCTTTTGCGCCTACTGGGTTAGATCTAGATTCGTCTATGATATAATGTTCTCCAATACTTCCTTTTCTTTTGATCACCTCAAATGGTTTAAAACTACTTTTAAAATCTTTTGTTAGATCTAAATAATAGTCTAAACTTTTATCGTCTTTGTTTTCTGTTCCCCAATGTTTATTTACATACATGATACGAATTTTTTATAAGTTTCTAATCCCCACTTTCTTTTTAATATACTATTATTTTTCATAATTATGCCGTGATTTTTTTTTATGTGATGATCTGATTGGTATTCTTTAAAGTATCTTATTACGTCACAAAGTCTTGAATCTTCTACAGAATATGGTGTTGAGTTATATCTGTCTGCTAAAAACTGTATGCATTCTGATTCAAACTGTAAATTAGTTTGATAATTGCCATCTTTTTTAAATATAAGATTTATACATTTTTTTGCATTAGTTCCAGCATAGATCATAGAATTTGGATCAACTAAACTAGGATAATACTCAGCAACATCAGCCATTGTAGCTGACAATACGAAATTTTGTTTTTTAAATCCTTTCTCTTTTAAATATATATTCATATAATCTACCGCTTGTGTAATTGGAACAGGTTTATTTTTTCGTAAAAATTCATATAATTTGTCGACTAATAATAAACTTTCTTCTAAAATAAATCTTTTCAAATGACCACCTGTCTGATTTTTATAACTAAACTGTGGCAATAAATAACCTTTGTTATTAGTAAATGGTTTATTTATTTCTCTTAATTTATCCATCCATTCTTGTGGATCATAATCACCTTCTTTAACTAAATCTACAATCCAAAAATTTCCAAATCCATGAGTTCCAAAAGGATTGTCTGTTGTTTTAGGAATGTAATTAATCCCAGAACCGCATAATCTAAATAAGTAAAATAAATAAATCATAGTTTTAGGATTCGCATTTAAAGCGCCTTCAGCAAAGTATTTTCCATTTCCCTTTGGATCATCATAGGTTTTATAAATAGCTTCTAAAAAGCTACTAAACGCAGCGTATCTACGATCTAACATGTCATAAATAGGTACATTATAAATTAAATCATCATCTACATCATATTTTGTCAAACTATCTAATTTATGATCAAAATGGTAATTTTGCATTTTTAGACTTTTTTCATGATAATCGTCTATTGCCTCTAATATATCTTGATTTATAATTATCCCCATAATGTGTTTTTTTTATCATTAATAAAATTGTGCATATAACTATGTGGAGCTAAATGTACACTTTGACCTTGTTCCATGTTTTTAAAATTTAATTCAATACTGCTTTCAAATTTATCCCACAAAACTATACTTATATATTTATTTAGAATCAACTGTTTGTGCATGTAAACATTAAAAATAGTCATTGCTTCTATTCTATCATTTTGTGATCCCCAAAAAGGTTTGCCATCGTAATAACCAGTCTTTGGTATTTTTCTACTTTCATTTTCTATAGGCAATAATGACACTATTTCAATTTGTTTGCAATTGCCATTTTTTATTAATTTTTCACATTGATAAAGATAGTCTCCAACTAAAACTTTTATTTCGTGAATCCTACGATCTTTGTCAGGGTATAATCTACATAAATGATGTCTTACGTCTATATTACCAAAGTAAAATCTAACCTTATTATATACTTTATCTTTATCTAAATAAGTGTGCAATCCTTTTCGTAAAGCACCATGTAAAGTTTGTCCATCATGTCTTTGTATATTGTAATCGTCTTCATATACAGATATTGCATGACTATCTCCAATAACTATATTATCAGTTTCTACAATTGTTGTTACAGCTTTTATTGGAGGAAATAAAAGATCTTCAAAATACAATAAATTTCTACTTTTTACTAAGTTCATATAATCAGGAGCTTGATCACCGTAAAAATATAGATCACCACGTTTATATTCTAAAAGTTTATTAATCCTTTCAACTAACTTAGGACTAACACCACCAAATAAATTCCAAACATTATGTCTATAATTTACACCTTCTGTAATATATAGAATGTCATAGTCATTCCATTCATCTTTCTCTGTTAAAATATCTACATCTGTATTGTATTTATTTCTTAGTTGTGATCTTAATGCATAAGTCCAACCAGCATTGTGAGAGGTTAATCTCCTTGAGGGATTTTGTACTATCCCAATAATTCCTATTTTCATATTTTTGTTGTTTTATAATTATTATCTTTTTCTCCTTTTACTAAAAAATCTTTTTTGCAACACAAACATTTACCGTCTTGTATTAGCATCATTCTAACACATCTGCAGCAAAATCTAAATACTTGTCCCATTTTTATTTTTTTTATAGTTATTAATAAAATCATCTAAAGCGCCAATGTATGCAATAGCATCTAATAAATTATCTCTTTTATAATTATACGAATGCCTAGATAGTTTTAGTGCTATCATGCATGCATATACATCTTCTGCTGTAAAATCTTTTCCAGTTATACCTTGTGCTATTTTAGCTGCTCTACACATTCCCTCTGAAAATGGGCCGTAAGATCTTTCTTTTTCCTGTGATCTTTCATGTATTATTTCGTGAGCTTCTTTAATTATGTTTTTCATGTCTTATTCCCATATATGTTATTGTTTTCGAATATCCCGATATGTATTTTTTGCCTTTTATATTTATTAATTCTAATCCCGATAATATAGTTTGAGGAGTTAGATATTTCATAAATCTTTTCGAAGCCCAGTGATCAGGGTAAACGTCTAATGTTACTTTTTGATTGTTTGTAATATCATTCCAAATAGTTCTGATATATTTACCTCCATGTCTAGAGGTTTTTATAGGATGCTTTTTAAGCAGAATTGCAGTTATTGTACTCATTTCTAAATAATTTTTGTTTGTTGTTTTATGATCTTTACTCTGCGCCCTCGGTTCACTACTTTAATAAGTGGAGCTCGACTTATGGTTTTGATCATGTTTGCTAATATATAATAAATTTTTGTAATTAAAAAAAAGAGCCCCCTACCCCTATAGAAGGCCCCTTAAAAAATTACTTACTAGAATTACAAAAATCGTTCCATCTAGCTTTAAAGATTTCTATCTTAGATTTTTTGCTTGTTAATCCCTCACAAATAATACTTCCAAGAAATTTGCCAAATTCGGATTTGTTTTTATTAGCGTAAAAAGCAGCGAATTCAATTGCAGTTTCTTCATTCCACATGAAAGTCCTTTTAGATTGATTTTTAAGATCTTTTTGTTCAGCTTCTACTACTTCATCAAAAGCTTTATTTATTTGTATTTCTACATCTTGATCAAATTTATCTTTTTCAGGATCATTATCAGGGTTTGTACTTAAACAAACTTCGTCCATAGATTTATCTAATTGTGTAAAAGTCCATGTAAATCCATCAAGATCTTGGCTGCAGTGTGCAAACCAATTGCTCAAATCATCTAAATACTCTAAATCGTTATCTACTCCGAATTGCTGTCTAAATTCAGTTGTTTGGTTTCCGAATACAAGTTTGAAAAAATCTATTGAAACATGTACCCCTTTTATAGTAGGATATATAGCTGCTGTAGTAATATCATATTTTGCATGATATATCCATTTATATGTTTCTACTAAACCCTTTTTTATTAATGATGTCATTACTCCTTGCTCTGATTTAGTTAGTTTAGCGTACTCCGGATAAGTTTTGCTTAATGTTGAGGGTGATGCTTTTTTATTTTTATATGAGCATAATACAAAGTCTGTTACGGCGCCATCAGGACCTGCGTACATAGCTTTGACTATTTTGTTTAATAATTCAATTTCTAATTTCGTGATTTTGATATTTCTATCAGTGATTAAAGTTGTCATAATTTTAAAGTTTTTATTGTTATTATGAAGCTAATATACAAAAAATCTGACAACTAATACATTTTTTTAAAAAAATTTTATTTTTTTTTTATTTGTATACATATTTTATACCAAGATCCATAGGAATAAATAGACCACAACGGCCTTTATCTAATACTACACCACAACCTAAAGTTGGTCTTCTTGGATAGTTTCTACCGTATGCAAATGCATAGGCATCTATGTCTATTCCACAACCTACATTTAGCCCGAAGATTAAATTGTTTTTAGATGCAATATAATTAACACCGCCAAACGAATGTGTATGTCCTATAATAGTTGATTGCTGATTTAATATCGCGCGTTTTATGGCAGCTTGTTGTCCATTAGTTCCTGTACCATGAGTAAATATGCAATCATTGATCACCCATTCTAATTCCCATTTCCATCCTTTTGGTGCTTGCCAAACCTCCTCATAAGTCTTTAAAAATCTTTTAGGGATTCCTGCTGTAGTAGCTTGTCTATAAGGTAATGCCGAATGATTTCCCACACAAACCTTAACTTCAGGAAAAGCTTTATACCATTTTTGTAATTCATTTAAAGCTAACTCCGCTTCAGACTCTGCAGAATGTCCTTCTGGTGTTTTCTCATGATAGCTCAATGCTGCATTATCGCATTCATCGCCAATATGCACAACGGTATTGCATCTATATTTTTCTTGAACTGATCTACAAAAATCTAAATATCCTGGATGATTAAAAGGAATGTGAGTATCACCTATTACAAGAATGTTAGGTCTATTCCTAAATTCCTGTATAAGATCAAATTCGTTTTTTGTTAACCTTGGTCTATATTTCATTTAGATTCGAACATTGATAAGCATAAGGGCAAAACCCCTATAAAACACAAAACTACACCCTCCCATGTTATTTCGTTGTTCATAGCTTGAATTGCATACGCAACTATCACGCTACCAATTGTTCTTTTTGCTGACCATCTTTTAAGATCACCAAATCGTTTATCTTTAAAAATAGACGTAATGTCTAATCCTTTTAAAATATCTTTCATTAATGTGTTCCTCCTCCTTTTTTATAATTAGGAATGATCACGTTAAAAATGTTGTCTAACCAACCAAAGATCTTATTATCCTTTTCAGTTGGAGTTAGGTTTGTTATAACTTTTAAAAATGCCATAAAGGCAATTAATAATACAAGCCAATTTGTTATTATAAATTCCATCATTGTTTTTTAATTTTAAATTTTTATATTCTTCAGATGCATCAAAACTAGGACAAGCTTTATTTGCAAATTCTCTATGACCATGAATTGTTGCATCTTTGTACATAAGCTTTAATAATTTGATCAATATAAGTAAACTATCTTTTTGAGCTTGAGTTCTTGTATCTTTAGCAACCCACTTATTATTAACCTTTTCTGCTTCTACTCCGCCAATATAACAAATACCTATTGATTCGCTATTATACCCCTTTGTATGTGCTCCAGATATATTTATCATTCTACCTGGCTCTATTGTTCCATCTAGTCTTACAATATAGTGATAACCAATATCTTTCCAACCTCTTCTTAAATGCCATTCTCTAATTGTCTTAGCATCTACGTCATGGCCTTCTCTAGTAGCTGAACAATGTACTATTATTTTATTTATTTTTCTCAAATCTTTTTTTTATAAAATTATAAACGTCTCTTGATAACATACCAACTAATCCACCAATAAATCCTAACACTATTGTATGTAATAATGTTTCTACAGGTACAAAGCTGATAGTCAGTAAATTTCCACCTAAAAAACAACATGCTCTATTATACACATCTTCTATCATATTGTTATTTGTTTGTAATAAATTAAAACCGTAATTGTGTTTCCTGTACTTGTAAAATTTGCTGTTGTGTATAGTTTTAAATCTTTTCCTATAGGCGTTAGTCTTGTTTTTTGAGCTATATATTGAAAATTAGTAGAACTTCCTGCACCATAAATACCAGGAGAAAGTTGATATAATAAAGGATCTCTACTTCTAAATGCAAATCTATCTATTGAAGCCCAATACTGAGCTGTACCAATTGATGGAGCATATAAACCAACATACATATCAGCTGCCGTCATTTCATCATGTCCTGTTCCACCGTGATTAAAAAGTATAGTAACGTTTAAAGGTATAATTAGTGTGCCTGATTGTCCAGCTACTAAAGTCAAGGGTGATGTATTTAAACTCCTATATGCAGAATTAGTTAGATCAAAACGCTTAAATTCTGGAGCATTAGATACTCTCTCTGTAATTAGTCTAAAATCAGGAATTATATAACTACCTGAAATAAAACTATCATTAACGGTGAAAACTGTACTTGTAATAGTTATGGAAGTAGCTGCATCTGTTTGATCCGCATCACATACTAAACGAATACATTGGAAAGTCTTTCTGTTATATATATAAAAAGCATCTCCTTTTCTCAATAAGTAATTACCTAAATGACCAGTAGGATTTGCTACATCTATAGACGTATGCGTTCCTGGTCTTATTTTACTTTTTGTTTGTGCTATGCAATTTCTTATTAAGAATGTTCCAAATGAATCATTATAAGCAGGACTTGTATTACTACTTGCATTATATTGAGTTGTCGTTTGGCCCTCAGCTCTAGGAAGTCTATTTGCACTTTTTTGATTATTATAACGCGTATTATTTTTAACATTTTTTTGATTATCCATTTGAATTCTATACAATTCTCTTGGACTTATTTGACTATTAGAAGGCCTTATATTATCCTTTTTATGTAAATCTATATTTTTTCCGTATGGTTTAGCCATTAGTCGCGTATGTTAATTCTGTTAAATTTGATCTACTAAATGTGGTTGCATCTTCAAAGCTTACAGTTATAGCGCCAGTACCCGCTACAAATTGAAAACCTGTAATTAGAAATGCTATATTTGCATTCTCTTGATTTTTACCCCATCTATTTCCAGTTGCGTAATAATAAACACCTGATGCAAGTTTTTGTTCTATTTCTTTTGTGCTTGTTCTATCTGAAAAAACTAACTCCAAACCTCTCTTGATCATGTAATAGTGTGCAATCGCATTTTTTGCTCTTTGTTGATGCAATGTACTTCCTGCAACAGCAGCACCTACTTCCCATATCGCTCTCCAATTTTGTGTATCAGGACCTACCTCAGGAAGATCTGTACTATTTGCCGTTGTTACTATTTTAAATGTACCTGGATATTGTCCACCAAAACCTAAAGTTCCAGAGCTTTCGTTCCACGCAAAAGGATCTTCTGGAGGATTATCTCCAATAACTATTTCTGGTTCTTGCACATATTGTTCTGAAGGACTTCCATTGTCATTTTGATACCATGCAATAGTAGTGTCAAAACTATTTGCTCCTGCATCTATTCCTGTTACATTTACTCTAACATCAGATAAATAATAATCCCATTGTATTCCCCTAGCTTCACAACCAAAACCTCCAGTAGTTGCACCTCCAGTGTCTAAAACAGAATAATCCCAACTTTTACAAGCCGCTCTTTGTTGTGATCCAGCAGGAGTTGTAGCGTCATCACAATGCATTAATCCATATAAACTTATTCTACTTAAATAATTTGCACCAACTGCTCCATCTCCTAAAGCTTTTCCAATTGGTATTTTTGGAGAAGTCACAACAAATGTTTCTGTATGAATAAAATCAGATGCTTCACCTTGCCAAACAAAATCATTCCATGATGAAGAACTTACAGCGCCATTTCTAGCAGTTACATCTGCTTTAAAATATATTGGTGAAAAGAAAGCATGAAGATATTGTTGTGTTGGTTCTTGCAATGTCGCTTGAGGCGAACCTGTTCTCCACCAATACATTTGTGAGTAACCAATATCTGTTCCCCATTGTTGTACACCGTCAACAATATATGATGTATTATCTGGAAAGTTAGGCCAATATCTTGATCCATACCAACTACCATTATATCCGTATAAATTTTGCGGATATGTAAAATCTTCACCAGCAGAAAACTTTAAATCTTCAGCAGGATAAACACCTTCATCTCTTCTAGCCCAAGGAGTACTTCCTGCTAAAATACCAAATCTTGCATCACCCAACCAAAATGCTTCTTTTCTAAACGTAGTACCATCACCACCTGCAATCGTTATATTTCCATCAGGATCTGCAATTAACGTATCTAATCTAAGTCCTAGTCGAGGCATTACATAAGCATCGTCATCTATACCATACCAACTGTTCCCTAAAGCATAACCACCATAATAGTTAAAATAGTCTCCAGCAGAATCATAACCAACTAAACCACCTGATGCCGTATAAGCATGCATTTTAGGATGTACTGTTGCATTTCCTGTTATTACTATTCTACAGTTACAAGATTTATCATTATCACTACCAGTCCAGCCTAAAGGTTCCTCATCTGTGAATCCTGTTAATTGGTAAAAAGCAGCTAATGTTCCTTCTGTTCTAGCAACTTCCCAACCATCCGCATCATCTGTTACAGACGCTCCTACTGCAGTCATATTATCCCATGCAGTTTGCATAGTTATAGGACCCATAGAAATTGCTAAAAAATTCTTATGATCATAAATTGATTTGTAAGATAATAAAGGTGGAACAAATGTCTGTTTACCACCAGCCAAATGTGTTTTAGGATTAAATACTCCATGTGATATATCTTCATAAGAAAGAGCATCGTCTGTAGTTAGTTGTTTTCCATGCAAGAAAAATTTATGTCCAGTAACATCTCTATTAGAATTATCCGATGATCCATGATACGCTAATGGTGACTGCAATAACCAAGTACAATTACCATTATAAAAACTACCTCCATTAGACGGAGAATCATCTCTTATAGGAGTCATCATTAATCTTAGTTGAAAAGCAGATACTATATTTTCTAAAATTTTATAATAACTCCAGTATTGTCCGTCTTTATTTTTAAATACTAAACTATTAACTTTTGTTAAAGCCAGTGGATCATGATCTAAATCATCTCTCCAACTACTTAAATCAATATCACCCATTGCTTTATTATAATAAAAAGCTTGATGTGTTAAAAAATTTTCTGTTTCTGCACTTCCTGCTGTCCAAAAACCAAATTCATCTTGGCTTGTAGTTATTTCCATTAATGCTGCTTTTATGTAATACAAACAAGATCTATTACCTGCTTTAGATTCTGGAAAAATTTTATATTTTAACTGTGCTAATCCATCAACAGCTTTTACTCTTAAATAATTATACGGACTAGCGTCTTCTAGTTCTCCTAAATCACCTAAAATAACACCTATCCAAAATCTTCTATATCCAACTCCAGTTTGATAGCGTTGAATTTCTAAAGAAAGTTCACCTTCGTTATCTCCAGCAACAGATAAAATATCATCAACTATAGCTTCTTGATCAGTGTTACCAACTTCTATAACAAATGTAAATTCACAAGAAGTTGTTTTAATAGGCGCTAACATAGTGTCATCTGATCCATCCATTTTTAAAACAAAACCATCACTTCCTAAACTAAAATTAGTTGTAGAACCAGATCCAGTTTTTTTATGAATCATAACTTTAAACCTAGAGTCAGGACTAGCTGGATTTGCACTATAAAATTCACTCTCGTATTTTGTATAAGCCATTTTTTTTTATTAAAAATTAGTTACAGAACCAGATACTCTATCTTGGCTCATAGTACCTCTATCATTACTTAATAATATATCAGATCCAGATATTCTACCATGTAACCTTCCTCCTGATCCACCGGCAATCATTCCTTTTAATTTGTCTAATGGTGCTATAACCTCAGGATTAATTGCACTTGTTCCAGAACCTTCACCAACCATTGCTAAAGTTGGCCCTGTTACTAAACCACCTTGTGCAAATGGAGGAATTATAGCATTAAAAATTCCACCTACTACAACTCCAGCCGTTGCTGCTAAAATTGCATTTGCTGGAAAAGGTACACCACCTAAAACACTTGCTGCCCATTTAGCAGTACCTTTTGCAATTTCTGCTTTTATAATTTCTCTAGCCGCACTTTTAGTTTGACTAACCATTTCTTGTAATCCACCTTTTTGAGAATCTGCCATGCTATTAAAAGCTGACTGTGTTTGATCTTGTAGGTTTTGTAATTTTTCGTCAATTTTATCTGTATTAGCATCTACGCCAACAGTTACTACAGGATCTCCATTTTCATCTACTTCTACTTTGTCAGGATTAAAAGTTATATCTTCTATATTTGCTGTTCCATCAATATCTAATTCAGCACCCTCTCCAGTATCATCTGTGTTTATTATATCACCTATGCCAATTGCATTCGACATGTCACTTAAAAAACCATTTACTTTGTTTTTTACATTACCAAGTGTATTGTCTATATCTTTGTCTGTTATAAGTTTTACTTTTTCCTTGCCCTTAATGTTTTTCATCATTTGATCAACATCATTTGTAGCGCTTTCAGCAAAATCTTTTGTAGTGGCTTTCATGTCATTCCACATAGCTTTTAAAGATTCTTTTGGTGATCTAAAATTTAATAAATCAACTAAAGCTTTTCCTAAACCAGAAAATATATTTGCTATTTGACCAACATAAAATTTAGCAGCGTTAAATATAGATTTAAATGCAAACTTTATTCCTTCTATAATTACCCTTACGGCTATACTTTCATTGTATAGATTAATAAAAAGGTTAATCACATCAACTATTTTAGGTTTTACTTTTTCAAAGTTTTTAATCATCAATGCTACTATTCCAACTATACCTGCTATCAATGCTCCAACAGGATTCATTGCCAACATTGCTGTTCTAACTGCTATAACCGCTCCTCTTGCAATTCTTACAACTTTAACAACAAACTGAAACATTTTTACTATCTTTCCAATAATAATTAATGTAGGTCCTAAAGCTACTAAAGCAAGTCCTAATTTTACAAGTTTCTCTCTACTTTCTTCACTCATACCACTAAATGATCTAGCCATTTTAGAAAATGCATTTGCAATTCCTGTAGCTATTGGCATTAAGCTTTCACCTAATTCTATACCTGCGGTTTTTAAGTCTGCTATTGATTGTTTAAATTTAAATTCTGCTGTCTGTGAAGTAGTTTCAAATGCATCATTAACAAACCCTTGTGATTCTCCCATTTGATCAAGAATCTCTGTATAACTTCCTGTTTGTTCTCCTAATACACCTAATACTCCTTTTAATGCTTGTGATTTACTAAAAAATTCAGATAATGGTATACCTGATTGTTGAAATTGTTCTTGTAGAAATAAAAGAGTTCCTTGTAAACCTTTTTCACCAAGCATTTCACGAAGATCTTTCGCGTCCATGCCACCTTCTTTAAAACTTGCTGTAGCGTTTTTTAAAGCTTCTTCTGCTTTTGGAGTAACTTTTGCAAAGCTCATCATTATTCCAGACAAACCAGTTGTTGCGTCAGTTGCTGATCCTGTTGTTCTTGTATAGGTACTAATCATTGCACCTAATTCCTCCATTTCAATTCCTAAGTTTGCTGCTAAACCTAATTGTGATCCTAATACATTTGCTAATTCTGCAGATTCGAACATACCTGTACGAACCATGGTGCCAAACATATCTAACGCGTCAGAAGCAGATACTACTTCAGAACCATAAGCGTTTTGTGCCGCTGCTGCTACTTTAGCAAGATCACCTTGTTCACCTAAACCAATTGCTGTTCCTTTTGCAACAGATTCTAATGCCTCCATTGCTGAAGAAGCATCTAATCCTGCTGAAGTTAAAAAGTATAAACCTTCTGCTAATTCTTGTGGTGCAGTTGCTGTTGTTCCTGATAGATCTTTTACTCTATCTGATAGAATTTGTACTTGTTCAGCGGGTAATCCAACTAACGTTTGAATTTTAGTCATAGACGACTGAAAATCACTCGCTAATTTTACACTAGCCGCACCCAATCCTATTAATGGCATTGACACATTCCTGCTTAAAGTAGATCCCATTTGTTGCATAGATTTACTAAATCTACCCAATCTTGTTTCTACTCTTTTTAGAGCGGATGTAAATGCTTTCGAATTAAGTCTTAGAAATACTGATAAATCTTTTCCTTTAGCCATCTTTTTTATTTGCTTTAGCCATTAAATACTGTACTTTTCTTCTGTCTTTTTCTAATTTTTTAGAATCTTTTTTAGACTCCCATGGAAATTTAACTAAATCAAAAAGCTTTACTTGATCTTTTCGTTTTCTATCTTTATTTATAAGTATAGCCGTTTGCCACCTAGTTCGTTCCCAAGCGTCTCGGTGTTGTTCTTCAACAAATTGTTTTCTACCTTCGTATTTAAGTTGCAATTGCCTTGGCGTAATATCCCAAAACTTATCTAAATCCATATCCAAATAGCCTATCGCTATCTGCATTAGACTTTCCAGAGTTAGGGGCTCAGCTATTTCTTCTGAGTCCCCTTCTGCTTTTTTTCGTTACTAACTTTTGCCATTTGATCTGTAAATGCTTCCATCGCTTCTGTAAAAACTTGCATGCCTTCTACATCTATCCAATCACCTACTTTTTCGTATGTGTATTTGAATTCTCTGTTTTCCATTCTTGCACCATGCTTAAGTCCTACGTAAATTAGTTGAATTGCATCTTGCAATCCCATTTCATCACCTAGTTTACTTAGATCATTTAGTTTGCTATTAGTTAACTCGCACCACTCTGCTAAAGCTGTCATGCCAAAATGTAATGGTCTTAACTCTCCTCCTATAGGTATTTTTTTCATTTTTGTCATATTTATAATTATTAATTTCTTATAAATATATAAAAACTAAAACAAATTATTGTTATCACCTATTACGACTTAGTTAATTGTCCATCACCTTGGATAGATACACTATAAGTTGCCCACTCACCTACTGCTGCATTCATACTTAAAGACGTTATAAAACCATAACCGCTATAAGTATTAGCACCTGCTGTAGTGTCTGTTGTAGTAAACTCTAAATGTACTCTATTTCCATTGTCTAAAGCTGTATATAAAGTTGCTGGATTTATTGTTTCTGCATTACTTGATCCTTGTGTAAATAAAGCATCGCAATCAACAGTCCAACTAGATACACCATTTAAAAATTGCTTTCTTCCATTAGATTCTTTATTAGTTATATCGATAGTCTCTTGTGTAATACTTAAAGTACCACTAGTAGAACCACCGATTGCTGTTTCAGATCCTGGAGAAGGCGAATTACTTTCATCTATTTTTATAATCAGGCTAGAGCCCGATACTACTTTTACTGCCATTTTTTTACTTTTTAATTATTAAACAATCGTTTGTGTTAATGCACCTGTTCCTTGTATACTTACAGAATACGTACCCGCATCCTCTGTACCACCAGAAGCACTTATTGAAGTTATATAACCTTGTCCTTGATAATAGTTATTATTCCCTGTAAATCTTACATATACCACTCTTGGATATTGTGCTTCGCCGTTTTGTGAAGCGTTTGCATCTCCATAAGCAGCTGGAAATAATGTCTCAGGATTAACAGTACCATCTTCATTATAGAATACTTCAGCATCTACAGTCCAGTTAGTACTTAATCCAGCGAATTCTTTTCTATCACCAGAATCTTTATCTGTTATTTCTGGAGCATCTACAGTTAATGACAATGTGCAACTTGTTGCAGCAGCGACAGCAGTTAAACCACCAGCTCCTGGAGAAGCACTTTCATCTATAGATACTACCATATTTGTTCCATTTACTATTGTAGCCATTTTTTAAAATTTAATTTTTATTACTCTTTTATTTCTAAATCTTCCTTTTTAACTTTTTTTGTCGCTTTTTTTTCTTTTACTAAATTATGTTCGTCATCAATATAACCTTGTTCTAATAATATCATATAACCTTTTTTGCTTATAGGTCCGTATTGATCACCTTTTACTCTTGGATTTCTATCTTTAATTAGTGTTACTTTGTACATAGTTTTTAATTTAATGATTCGTATTTGTTATATATATAATTTTTCACTGTTTTATATATTATATCTGTTGGCTGAAAAGGTGCAACATCATAACCTCCACTATCGTGAGTCTTTTTATTCTTTGGTATAAATACTAAATTTTCATATATTCTAAAACCACCTGATGCTACATTATAACCACCTATAGATCCCCACGTTTGATCATGACTCAAGTTTGTTGTGTTACCAGCAAATGAGTTATTTTGTAAAATTTGTCCTGTTGTTAACTTAGGATTGTAATCAGAGTTAAAATACTCAAACCATCCAGCTCCATTTTTAGTGCCTCCAGTCGCATTTTTATTTCCACTAATAGAAACACATAGAAAATGTAAATCAGCGCTCCAGTAGTTAGCTGAATCAGTTGTACTAACTAAATCTACTGTATCACTAGAATTTGTTGAAAAACTACCTGACGTATTTAATCTAATTTTAATGTCACTTCCATTTTTATCATGCGAAATTAATACATTGCTTTCTGTAGAAGATCTTCCTTTTCCACTTAAATAATTAGCAGGTCCTGTTTCAGTAGGCTTGTAAACATAAACCAACATTGCTCCACTTGCAATTGGAAAATTTCCTACATCGTAACCAGCAGTTGTTATATCTATTTGTAAAGACTCAGCATTTTCAAATAAAGCAAAACCTTCAGGATCCCAACGAGGCCATAAACCTATACCAGAAGGCGCTTCGAATTGATATATATTATTTGTTTCAACATTATTTAGTTTTGCTTTTCCAAGTTTTTGTATTAAATAACCAAAGTTACCTCCTCCAGTTCCAGGGTGATTAAATGTAGTATCATTATTAAATAACAACTCTCTTTGTTTAAAACTTATATTTGCATATAAAGGTGAATCATCATTTGTTTCGTATGATAATTTATTTATATCTTCATAATAATATAAATCAAAATCCATAGATCTAACATGCAAAAATAAATCATCTAAATAGTTATCACTTTCTCCTGTATAAAAAATTTTATTAATATCTACATTTGACACAAAATTATGCTCATATCCATCGCTGTCTATATAACCTGGTACATTATCTAAACCAAATGTAGATTTATCAATATATTGATCTAAAACATCTCTTACTTTTTTTCCAATTATGTTTATATCTTCATATTTATTACTTACTACTTGTACATTTAACATTACCTTTTTTATATTAGGTAAATCATCTTTTGATTTTTCAAACGTAGTAAACGTATTATATATAATCGCAGGATACGATGGACTAGACAAAGTCTGATAAACGTTTTGTGGCATTATTGTAGGAAAAACTTTACCAGAAGACAAGTCATTGATCATGTTTTTTAAAATCGTATGTATAGCTTTTCCTATCATTGTGTAGTTTTGTTAAACCATCCGTATTTATCAATAATTTGTTTTTTTGCTTGTAAATACTTACTTTCGCCAAAAGTTAAAAATTCAGGCCAAATTTGAAAATCATATAATTCTAACTTATCGTTAAAATCAAAATCACTATCATCTAAAGTATAACTAGTTACATCACTGTGTACTGTTGCAAAATTAAAAAAATGTTCGTGAAAACTATTAGGCCCCCCAGTACTAGAAGCATCAGCAAACCAAGAGTTATAATCATTATTATCTCCGTAAACATCCATGTAGTTACTAACTATAAAATCATACTCACCCTCTACTCTAGTTAATTGTCCTTCTTTTCTTCTAAAATTAACCGCAAAATAAACTGGCTTCTCAAATGTAAAATTTACATTTATTCCAAATATAGGCCAAGACACAATACCTCCTATAAAACTAGTTCTTCTTTCTTTGTCACCACCTGATCCATCATCTTGCAATACCGCTCCTGAAATTAAGAATCTTGTTAATATATGACCAGCTTGACCACCTGATCCAGTATATTGTGTATTTACAAAAATTGAACCACATTTTGTCGTTACACTAGAATCTTTAAAAACAACTGCTGCATTTTTTGACTCATAATAAGAATCAGGCATTGCAAACACACAAAAAAACGTTACAGGTCCATACTTTCTGTTTAGTTTTTCAGTTTCATTTATACTAGACAAAAATTTATTTTCATCAAAATATAAATAATTTGTACCATTGTATTGTGGTTGACTAATTATACTTTTTTTAATAGTAGGTCTATTAGTATTACTAGTTAACGTTTTGTCATAATAAACATCATAAACACCATTTAGATCTGTACTACTTATATTATTACTACCACTAACATGAACTGAAGGACTAAATAAATAATTTACGCCTTGATCAATAGCTAAAGGTTGTGTAAATAATGGATCATCTGTAGAATTTACATTAGTAGCTAATAAATTAAGATCTTCAAATTTTAAAAATACATCAGCGCCTCTTATACTAGCATCATCTACAAACATTAACTTAAAAGATATAGAATTTCTGTATATTCTTAATTTGTCTTCATAGTTTTCTGTTAATCCCTCAAAACAAAGATATTTTATTTGTAAACCACCAACATATTGTGTCAAACCAGTAGAAGCAGGTGCATTCATTCCATAGTAATTACTAGAATCATTTTCTGCTCCATATCCAATACTGTTACTATCGTTAGAATTGTAACTATTTTCGTATCTATGCAAATGTGTTATTAATAACGTTGTAATTTGACTTACAGTTGCGTACGATTTGTCTAAAATATCTATGTCTAAAGTTACAGTATTTGCAATTGCTCTATCTTGTTTTATAGAACTAGGATCTGTTTTTTCTATAGAATAAACTATTGAAGGTAAACTATAATCCTGAGGTATTATATTTGGATATACAGAATCATTTATTAATTCTCTTAACTCAAATTGTGGATTGTTTTGATTTACAAATCCAGTTAATAACCATTTTATCGCTTGTCCTACCATAAACCATCTAACATTCTTTTAGTGTTTTCTATTAATAATTTATGAGTTATACCTGTCATGGCTTGAATTGCATGATCCATAAATGGAGTTGATTCTGTGGTTTGTTTTCCACCTCTTACAGGATGAGTGTCATGAGCAAAATGTACATACCAACCATCTGATGCTATATTTTTTGATCTTGGCGCAAACCTAGCACCTACTAATGCACCACCTTTATATCTCCATCGTGCAATAGATCTTTTAAGTGCACCAGGTTTATAATCTTTCCAATGTCTTTTAGGTTGTATATAATCTTTGTTTTTATTTACAGGAGCAGTTTGTTTAGCGTACTGCATTAAAGGCTTCATAGCGTCAAAAGCAATTTGTTCAACTTTACTTTCTCTACTTAATCCATCTCTAACTCTGTCTAATGATCTTACAAGCTTTTTTAACTCATCTTGATCAAGACTCATTTGAATAGTTTCTCCGAATGATCCTGTTCTAGCCATTTAATTATCGTAAAAATAACACCTTATTATTATTCCTTTTCCCCTTCCTTGTCTTTCCATACTAGATATATTCCAAAACTTATTTAAGTATTTTATTGTAAATTTTTCTTCAGGACTAACTGTAGCAGAATTCATTTGTAAATCATCATCTTCTCTAACTAAAAAATTAATAAAAGAAGTTGCAACTATAGTTTCGTCTTGTACTTTTTCATTTCCTTTTGTTCCTGTTGTTATTAATGCAGCCCATATAGTTTTTAATAACGAACTAGTTTGCGTTATTTCACCATAATCGTTTTGAGTATTAGTATACTGATACACTTCTATTGGAGTATCTAAATCTCCTGATTTTATTAACTCTCCTATTTGCATTAGTAATTATATAATTTATATGGATCTAAAATATATTCGCTTGCTTTTGGAAGCCTACTAACAGTATCTTCTCTTTTTTCATATAAAAATCCTACGATTAATAACACTGCATGTCTTATTGCTTCTGGCACATCACTAGCACTAGATCCATATCCAGATGAATATCTAACATTTACTGCATCAGCGCGCTCTGAAACATCAGGCAAACTTTTACCATTAACTATTTCTATAAAACCTTTTTGATTTTGAAATTTCATAACATTATACTCACTCGTTGCCCAAGTTTGTAAAACATTATCTTTGTCATAATACTTAATGTGCTCAACAGTATGCAAAGGTGCTCTAGTTAACAGAATTTGATACAAACCCGTCCACTTACTAAAATATCCACCATACTTTAAGTTAACGGGACTTTTTAAAGTATTTTGCCAAAAACCTTTTACAGTCTCAGCATTACTTACGTATGTATCGTTCCAATTTTCCATAAATAAATCGTAGTTGTGGTTTATAAAATTACCACCAACATAATTTTCAGCCATCTCAGTAGCTGCAATTATTAAAGAATCTATGTATGTATCTTCTGCAGAATGCGTAACTCTTAAATGAGTTTTAGCCTCAGCAGTTGTGATCAACGCAGTATTTGGATTATCGTATAGTTGTAGTCTTGCCATCTTATAATAAAAAAAAAGGAGGAGGTTTATCCCCCTCCCTTTATTAATGAATAAATTAAATTATTTAGAATGTAATTCCTTCACATGTAGAGAATGAACCAGCACGTCTAAATGCAGTATCCCAATATGAATTTATAATTATTCTAAGTGATCCAGTAGCAGCTTGCGTATAAGGATCTACTAATACATCTAGTGCATTACCAAATTGTGCAATTACTAAATCATCCCATCTTCCAAAACAAACACCAGCTTCAGTATTTGTGTTAAAAGTATCAGGAATGTTATTAGTAGCAAATGCAGGATAACCATTAATCATGTTATCATTCCAGATTGGCATACCAGCAGCTAAACCTGCAGTAGCATCACCAGCAACTGGATTTCCTAAAATTTGTTTTAATGCAGCTCTACCTTTTGCAGATGTAATATAAGCAAGTCTTCCGAAGTCTGCATTATTTGCAGCAACATCAGTTTCTAACTCAATCATTTTTGCTAAAGTAGCAGCTCCAGATGCAACAGAACCAGTACCAGATAATCCGAAGACTCCAGTTGGTTCGTTAGCAGTACCATCAGAAGTACCTAGTGCAGCGCTTTCAACTTTTGCAGCAATTGCTCTTAACATGTCATCTCTAATCGCTCTTTCAACTGAGTTGTTAGTTTGTACTAATAACATTTTAGAAATGTCCATGTATGAAGCCAATCGCTCTGGAGACAATGTAACACCACCAATATCAGTACCCGCTTCAGCAGCTGCATCGTTTTCACCTTCCCATGTAGCTGTAGTTCCTGATAAAACAGGCAACTTCATGTTTCCAGATAGTCCGTACATCCATGTTGCAAGATCACCTAATACTGTCATGTTTTGTAGTGTTCCAACAAAATCACCAACTTCTGTAGCAATCATCTCATCAGCATTCGCAACTGTTTGAGGTGTAGTTCTTTTCTCAGAACCAAATACTCCAGTAGGTATACCGAGTCCAACAATACCACTATTGTTGTTTCGAGCTTCTTGATCCATCTCTTTTTCTAAACCAGTTAGGTTTCCATTTGAGAATTCATTTATAGCTTTTAAAAAGGAATAATTTTTAAATTCCTTTGGACTAGTAGTAGATTTAGCAGAAGAAATGTTAGCAGCGATAGACGCATTCAATTGTTCTTGTCTTTCGGCAATTTCAATTTTTTTGTCTACAGCTTTAATTTCAGCATTAAATCCCTCCCAGCTTTTTTGCTCGTCGTCAGTTAAATCACGTTCTTCTGACTGAGCACCTTCCAAGATAGCCTCCATATTTTCAACTAGAGAAGCTCTCTCTTCTTTAAGTGTAATACTTTTCATTTTACTGTAATTTTAATAAATTAATTTTATACTCTAATAAATTTCTCCTAACTAAATCTTCTTGTTGTTTTTTGTTTTCTTCTTTTTCAAGATCTGTTCTATATTGTAAAAAATTTCTTTTTCCTACTGAAGCATCTGGATATGCAGGGTACGTAACTGGAGAAACATCTAACAATCTAGATACTTTCATAATTGTTCTAATCGCTTTTCCATTTTCATCTTTACTCCACTCATCTTTCTCTACTACAAAACCAAAACTGCTTTGTGTTATATCACCTCTTTTTAATGAGACTAACAAATCTTCACCATAAGTTGTCTCTGGCGCATCAAATTTGTACATTAATCCATTATCATCTACCGATAAAGATAGTGTACCGGATGTAGTTCTCGCAAGAATATAATTAGCATCATGGTTTAAGAGTGCTCTTACATCGTTTTCCATAACATCGTCAAATGCGTTTCTATCTATTTTCTCTCTAAACCCACCAAGATCTTCGCTAAGTTTATTAAAAACACTTGCATAACCAACTACTTGTCTAGAATTTTTATTATCATCTCTAGTTTCGTTTATTTTACAAGTAAAGGTTCTTCTTTCAAAATCTTTACTGTTTATAAGATTTCTATAATTATCTTCCATCTCGTTTTCTTCTTTCATATTATCCTCCATCTCATTCTGCTTGTCTTCCATTTCATTATCTTCATAATGATCATCCTCTTGTACTTGATCCATGTCTTTTAAATAATAGATAATATAATGAGTGTCATTTTCCTCTATTTTATCTATATGTCTGTTTTCAGTCAATGATTTATTTTCTTTTTTCATTTTATCTATTTGTTTTAATTTTCTTATAGCCCATTCTATTCCTGAAGTACCTCCCCATGCATCCCACATTATACCTCCACATCCCTCATCATACGGTACATCTTTATGTTGTTGATGTCTTTTAAAACTTGCCATTCTTGCAATTGTAGATCTACTAATTTTTTCTCTATTTGCAAGCTGTCTCGCTCTAGTCCAACCAACACTTGTTCCACAACTTGAGCCATTTTCTTCTTTATACTTTATGGCTCTTTTTGCATTATTAGTTGCAGACTTAGGATAATCATTATACGTCGCCATCTTCTTCTACGCTGTCATTTTGCTTATTTATATCACCTAAATTTAGTGGTACAAAATGTTTATCACCATCATCTATAGCATTCATGTCTTCCATTTTTCTAATTTCATTTGGTGACAATGCTCCAACTTCAAACATTTTTCTATAATAATCACCTCTTGAATTAGCATCTGCTCTTAATAATTCTGCTGTTTTAAATTTTAAATAATTTACACCTTGCTCTCTTTCGGTTAAAAGTTTTTTATTTAACTCTTGTTCTATATTAACTAAATATGGTTGTAAACTGTATTTTGTAAATTCTAAAGATTGTTGTTCAATGTTTGAATAGGTTGATCTTGTTAAATCACCAATTAAGTGAGGTGGTACTCTAAATATCCTAGCTACTTCTTCAACGCTAAATCTCCTCGTCTCTATAAACTGCGCATCATTTAAAGGCATACCTATAGGCTTGAATTCTACCCCCTCTTCTAATATAGCCGTTTGATGCGAATTATGAATACCACCAAAACGATCTGACCAAGAATTTCTTAGTCTATTTGCTGCATCCTCTGTTAATCTACCAGGATGTGATAATACTCCAGATAAATTCGCTCCCCTACCAAAAAAGTTTTCTCCGAATTTTTGTGAAGCTAAACCTAAACCTAAAGCTTCCTTACATGCTTGTATTGGTGATTTTCCTACCAATCCATCAAAACTAAATCCGTAAAAATGTAAAATCTCTTTTGCATTATACGTTCCTTTTTTTGTTTCATAATATGTCAATCCATCGTTTTCATTTTTAACCACTCTAACGTCAGATGGATGTAGCATTTCTATTTCTATGACTCTAGCGCCTCCATTTCTATGTATAAGGCAAAACGCATTACCCCATAATAGTAAATGATTCATAAATGTAGATCTCCAAATATAAGAAGTGTAATTAGGAGAAGGAGTAACAGAAACGATTTTGTTTAACGTGTGATCTTGTTCTAAAAATTTACTACCGTCCTTTTCTGTTCTATATAAATTTAACGGCATCGCAGCTACTGTTTCCGACAATAGTCTTACTGCAGCCCATACGGCTGTTAGACCCACCGAGGATTCTTCTGTTACTCTTACTCCAGAACTTGTATTACGGAATAGATTTAATCCACTTTGATTTGTGTAATTGTCTCTTGTTTCTTTTTTTCTAAAAAAATCTAATAATCCCATACAAATAAAATTACATGAATATCATGCATTTTACAAAAATATACAAAAAACGGAAGAAATTATTATACCCCCTATATAAAATTTATATAAAAATTAATCCACGATCCTCATAAATTGAACTTGAATCACCTTCTAAAGTGTTCATATACTCAGCTAATGCCATGATCAATGCGGCAATTCCATCTATTTTATCCTTAGATTTACCTTTATTTGCCTTTATATTACCTGCTGGATCTTCGCTAATTTGTACATTTGACAACATCCATCTTAAAACTGGATTGCCACCATGGTTAATTTGTTTTGCTAAGATCAATTTTTCTAGTTCTTTTGTAGGTGCAGATTGTGAAGCAAAACCCATACCTATAGGATTCATCTTTGCGCCTTCATTTATTAAGTTAATTACCAATTGCGAAGAGTTCCATCTATCGAAAGAACATGAAACAATGTTAAATTTTGTAGCCAATTCTACATATTTACTTTGTATAAAATTATAGTCTGCAACATTTCCTTCTGTTTGTATTATATATTTTTGATCAACCCAAGATTTGTAATCTACGCCATCTCCGCCTGTTCTTTGTAAAACTTTTTCTTCAGGTACAAAAAAATACGGTATAATTTCAAAAGTATTATCTTCATTTGGAAATATAAGAACTAGCGCAGAAATATCCCTTGTGGAAGCTAAATCTAAACCAGCAAAACAATCTCTTCCTTTTAGTTCTTCTTCTTTTATAGGAAATAAATTACATGCCATCCAATCTTCATCGTCTATCCATAAAGAATCTGATCCAGTCCACATATTTAAATGCAAACGTTTAAATGTATTTTGAAACGATGGAGTGTTTTTAGCTTTATTAAATTGTTGCAAAAAATAACTTTCTTTAATTATGTTTCCATAACCTGGATTTGCTTTTCTCCAAACATTTTCTTCTCTCCAATCATCATCTGCATCTGCTCTGTATAATATAGGTAAAAAAGTTTCATCTTTTATAATTCCATCTTTAACTTTTTTTGCATACTCATGTACCTCATAACATATACTGCTTTTATCAAAACCAGCAGTTGTGATAGCAACTATTAACGGTTGTCTTCTTGCACCAGTTGCTGTAGTACATACATCCCAAAGATCACGGTCTTTTTGTGCATGTAATTCATCAAAAATACAACACGAAATGTTCATACCGTGAGCAGTGTTAGATTCAGAAGAAATAGATTTATAGTATGATCCTTTTTCTTCTATAGAAATAGCATTACGAAATACCTTTCCTCTACTAGACAAAGCTTTGTCATTTAATACCATTTTTTTTGCAATGTCAAAAACTATGTTTGCTTGATTTCTATCTGCTGCTGCTGATATAACTTCTGCTCCTGGTTCTCCATCTGCAAACAGCATATACAAAGCAATTGCTGCAGATAAATTTGATTTACCATTCTTACGCGGTATTTCTATATAACAAGTTCTGTATTGTCTAAAACCTTCTTTGTCTACCATACCAAATAATGGTTTTATTATTTGATCTTTTTGCCAATCCTCTAGCATAAAAGGTTTTTG